TCTATGCCACTTTATTGACTGGTCGTTTTCTTCTTAAAGAACTCGCTCTCACACTTGTAGTAGATTCTTAATTGGATAAATTTAGGATCGATGTATGTGATAGATTGTGGCTTGTGGTTAAATGGATTTCTATGGATTAAAATGTGATCGTATTTGTGAGGTGTCATATAAACTCATAAGGCACCTTATTTATACTAGGCAATAGCAAGGAAGATGTAGGTGCCGCCGTTTGTGTTGTAATTACCGTTTCCAGAATTCACTGTGAATCCAGATGCAAGGGTATCAATTGCGTCATAACTGCTGTTTTGAGCATCTGTACTATTTAACCGAAGATAAGGATCATTTCCACTGTTGATGCCTCTTTCTGTATCAAAAAGTGTCCAATTTGCAGCACTGTCAATGCGTCTAATGAGTACAAATCGTGCGCCATTTGTAAATCCGCAGTCAACATCAACGGAACTACTTGACCCGCTGTAACTGCCCACCTTTGAAATGCCGTCAAGGCTAGCAAAGAGATAAGCTATTAGATCCTCATTATTTCCATTTGTGCTACCTGTATCTCCAACTCTAAAAACAGATGCAGTTGGATGTGTGTGATCCCAAGTTCCACTCATACTAAAATTAGCAGCATCAATGCTTTGTAATTTAAGTGTGGGAGGATTATTTCCATAGTTATCAGGATCACTTCCATGAACACTTTGGTAAGTAACACCACTTACATATACCATCCAATCATCATTAGTAGTATCCCTGTTTTTCACAATCATTAATTCTGGTGCCACTCCAAGATTATGAGAAATGTTACGTCCTTGAACACCATTTCCGGTGTAAGCCACCATGTCAAAAAAACCTGGGGCACGTTTAAACATATATCCAATGTAATTTGACCAGGTGTCACTAAACGCGCCTCTAAACTGTACTTTATAAGCACTGGCAGATGAATCAGCATTTTTGTTATTGCTGCTCAAAGCATTGTTTCCCCTTAATCGATCAGCCCAAAACCAACTACTGCTACTAGTTTGGTGTTTAATAAAAGCTAGATCAGGTGCGAAGGGTGCGACGAATGGTAACGTACTGCTGCCACTGTATGGATCAATTTCAAACACATCCGTCGCAGCCGCGGGTTGTTTATGAGGACGGCGGATTGCGATGTAGATATAGTCAGATCCACTAGCGTTTGTTCCACCTCCAAAGTTTTGAATAGTAAATCCTGTTGAATTTGGGTGAATAGGATAATTAGTAAATTCTGCGACGTTTGAGTTTGCCCTTATAAAATTTCCGTCTGTACTGCCAGTCAAAACCGGTTGTTCACGCATGATGTCAGCCATCTCCCAGTTGCCACTACCCCCGCTAATTCTTTTCACCATGACCCACTGAGCTTCAAATCCTAAATTAATTTCATGTCCTGCCGAGCCAGTGCCTGAATATGATCCGCACTTAATAACTGCTTCATCTGAATCTTCACCAAATGAACCATCATTGTGGGCAAAAAGATATGCAACGTATGTTTCTCCATTTGAGTTAACAGCAGTATCATCTCCAACCGTAAAAACACTGTCGGTCGGAGTTGTATTGTTCCAGGCTTCACTGCCAGTGTACCCAGTACCGTTGCTATTCAGATAAAGATACTTAGTGTTTCCAACGCTTCTGTGATATACCCACCAGTTATCTGACGCTGAGGTTCTTTTGACCCAAATTGATCCTGGAACACTTCCTAAATTGTGTGAAATAGTGCGTCCAGATGTTCCGTTGCCGGTCCAGGTAACAACATCAAAAAAACCTGGCGCTTTGCGGAATGTCCAGGAACAATATTCTTCGCTACTTCCATTTACATCAGCGTCAGTGACTAATGTAAATCCATTGCTGTTAAATGCAGCTAACCTAGCGGAGTCGGCACTATTGCCACCTTGTTCATTGGTACTTAAATAGTAGCTAGCTCCCCTTTCAGTGTCAAAAATTACATGTTTTTGCGTACCGCTTCTTTGTTTAATCCATACCATTCCTCCTTCACTATCTAAATCAATGCCATTATTGATTGCTCTAATAGACCCATTGCCTGTATGCAAAAACGTCGAAAATACGTCGTCAATATAAGTTGTCGTGCCAGAAGCAAGAGTTAATAATCTACTTGGAACACCACCACCCAGTCCAGTTAGTCCCTGAATAGGTGCTTCTTTCTTTAAAAATTCATTTAACATATTTTATCTCCTATCAAGCAGAGGTCTTAGTCAAGGAAGCAATTGCTGTATATTTTGCACTAGCAGTTTTTATAATCGTATAAGCATAGATGTCAACACCACTTGCGCCACCAGCAGAAGGTGCTGTTCCTCCAGTCCAATTTAATGATCCACTATTGTTTGACAATGGTATACCAGCAGTTGAAATGATATTTGGTGTTGCAGTTGTTGTCTCAGCAGTAGTGAAATGATGAATCATTCCATTATCGAGGTTGATATTTGGTGCAGCACTTAATTTATTTGCAACAATATTTACTCTTTCAATCAGTTCTGCATTATTAAAGTGAACACCACCAGTTGAGGTGATACGAAGTGCCTCTGATGCGTTTGCACCAAACAAGAGAGCATTACTTGAATGTAAATATTGGACGTATCCTCTTATTTCATCATTGCCAGAAGTTCCATCGGAGAAGAAAAGATTTCCACTGTTTGAAGTTCCACTTCTAATCGTTATTCCGGTATTTCCACTGGTTGCAACAGTTAAATCATCGGCACTTGCTTCACCTTCAGTAGTAGTGCCCAATAATAACCGACCACTTGTATCTATTCGTGCCTTCTCATCATTATTAACTTCTAAAGAAAGTGGATGATTTGATTGTGCCGAGAGTCCTACCTTACTTGTTGTTGCAAACAACTTGCCAATTACGGTGCTGCCAGTTTCTTCAACTCGTAAAGTTTGTGTGCCAGATCCGGCAAGATGAAATTTAGTGCTTGGATTATTGGTGCCAAGACCAAAGTTTCCACTTGAATCAACACGCAGTGCTTCACTACCATTAGTTTCTACTGTAAACGTACCAGCAGCAGGGAATCTAATAGAGGTATCAGTATCACCAGTGTGCAGAATAGAGTCTGCAATAGAAACGTGACTTTGTGCAGTAATAATACCAACTGAATCAATATTAGTTACATCTTCATAAGTTACAACACCAGTAAATGTTGCAGCAACACCAGTAAGATTGGTAATTGTAATATCAGGACTACCACTTAAACCACCAGAAGTTCCTGAAATGTTACCAGTAAGTGTCCCTTCCATGGGACCAACAAATTTT